AAATACAGATATTTTTTTCATGGGGTCAAAAAAAAAATCCCAGCAAAAATTTTCATCAACCGCTATATTCAAGGGCATGGTCGTTATCCGATACAACAATGGGTTCTTTTGTCCGCATCATCAAGTCCGATGAAAAAGAAGGTAAGAAGAAGAGCGGGCCAACCCAAAAAGGCTTTGACGCGTTGCAAAAATACATGAACGAGGCCGAGAAAAAATACTTGAAAAAAGACAACAAATTTGGTATTTTTTCATTCTTTGATGCTATAATATACGCGAACAACCATTTACTCGCTCATGCGTTGGGTTATAGCGGCTTAACAGAAAGAGATGCTTCAAGAAGTATTCACGATGAGCGCGAAGATGACAATATGACTTTAGGTGAAGAACCTCTCATTAACGCGCCAGTTATGTTGCACCTAAAGCAATTGATTGCTAAACACCCCGAATTACAGAAAGCGCGCGATGAAGACGAAAAGGTAAATGGGTCTTTAGAAGATGCTATGGCTGGTATGGGCGGCATACGACCCGACATATCGGAGTTTATCGCTAAACCATACAATAAAAACCGATTTGCGCAAGAGCATGAAATCAAGGGGATTCATAACTTATTTGAGAAATACATGCACCCAATAGCACCTACGATTACAGCAGACGCGGATTTAGCCGGAAGTCAAATTCAACCTAATATCAAAAGACGGAAGCCGCAATCGCGAGTAAGAGTCGCGGGTCCTATGACTGATACATCTTTTGAAGATGAAATGAACCAATTAGTGCAACAACAAAAAGAAAACATGAGGTTCAAAGACGATAAGAGATTCAAATACGGCGGTGAAAAACAACAGCGCGCCGCAGAAGATTACTACGATAAGTTCTTTTCGCAGACTGATATTGACCGTGGACCAAAAGCCCCAGCAAGTGTGTCGGTGAGAAGGCCACAAACACAAGAAACGAGGGCTTTAGGAATAAAACACAAAGATTTGATGCAAGAATTTAATCTTGATAAAAAGGCCGCTTTTGCTAAGATTCAAGAAGATTTCAATAACTTTATGATTTCATTAACAGGTAATAGAGCGTTCGGAACATCGGGGCGCGCAGGTAAATTCGGTGCTGAAATAGAAGTAGGGCGAACACCCGACGCGATTACTCCGTCAATGAATGAATTAGGCAGAAGTCTTGGTATTGGTATGCAAGCACCAAACATACCGGATTTCATCGGTAAGAGGTGGAGGGAAGATGCTAACCCTTTCAGTATGAATCTTAGAGAAGAAATAACAGAACAATTGTCCGACGAAACATCTAACCAAGGTTTTCACCCAACATTGTTAAGTGCGATGGGTGAAGATGGTTTGTTAAGCACTTTATATGGCGACCCGAATGTTCAAGTTGCTGACACCGCTTTTATTGGTGGCGACCAACAAGAAAAAGAAACGCGCGCTAAAGAAGCACGCAGAAGTGAGAAAGGTGGTGCTGAAACCGAATCATCATTAATGACACCGGAAGATGAAATAAAAGTCTTGCGCGGTAAAAGAAAAATGACTCCTTCTCAAAAGATACAACAATTAGAGCGACAATTAAACATAGGTGATATTGACGATTATGATTACAAAATGCAAATAATGGCGATGGATTTAGACGGACGACATAAATTAGACCCCGATGCTAAATTAGGAGGTTTAACTGGTGATGATTTTGATGTTAACCACCCATTGCATGGTAAAAACGAAGATGATTTGATTGCTTCAACAGATACATTTGTTGATGGTCTAATTGGTATGGGTCGTATAATGCGGCAGTTGAGATATGAAGCATACAATCATAGCGAAGGCAAGGTGGATAAAAAAACCAAAAAGCCACTAACAAAGCAAGACATTGATGATAAAATAGCCGCTTTAAAATTAGACGCGGAGAATATTGTTGCATTTGGTAAACCCCAAGAAGAACGCACCAAAGAAGAAAATACGCGCTATAAAACATTAGATGGTTTGATGAATGGTAAATTATCAGCGTTCATACCAAGGTTGACATCAACAATGAGTTATCAACAAAAGATGCTGAATAATTTAGGATTAAGCCCTATTGATATTGTTAACGCCGCGATAAAATATGCAAACGCAGATATGACTACAACAGGCTACAATGAAGCATTTACATCTCTATTAGCATCACAAATGAAAGACGGCACCCTAAATACATACCCAATAAAGCGTTTGTTAGGCTATCTAAAAGATGTTGGATATAGACGCGCTTTAGATGAAGAATATCACGCACCGTTGATGGAGCAGAAAGAAAAATTCCGTAAGAATCACGAAGCGCGACAAATTATGAAAGAAGAATATGCTAAAACTAAACCTAAGAAAACAGAAGAGTCCGATGCATGGTTTGACCCCGACCACGAACATGCCGAAGATGTTGTTCATGATAGTGAAGAATGTCTTGCTTGCCACCCCGACAGATTTGGTAATAGAACTGCTAAAGAAGCGTATGCGCGTGGAGTAAGAAAACCCGACTATAAGGGAGGGCGATTAAGAAATGTCAAAAGCCCATTCGCTCATAAATCAGTAGTAGTGCCGTCATTGACAGGATATAGTAAAGGTAATCAAAGTGGTAAGTTGAAAGCGGTAGCACCTAAAGGTAGTATTTCATTAGCCGCTATCGCAAATCACATATTCCCTAATAAATATAAGATTGATGATTTGTTAGAACAAGATGAAAAAGCGTATGAGCAAAAGCGACATGAAAAGTGGGAAAAAAAGTTGAACGATAAGTTGAAGCGTGAAATCAAAGATGCTGTGATTACAGGAAACCCACGCGCGGCAAACATTTACAAAAAATTCGGACTAAGTAAAACTCTTGAAAATCCATTAGCGACAGGACCAGCGGGTATGTCCAATAAAGAATTAACAGCCGCGTCATTTTTCTTAAACAACGACGACGCTATTGATAAACACTATGAGAAGGTAAGAAGTAGGAATTTATTAGCGACTCGCTACAATGCAATAGAAGATGCGCTATCATTCATCAAGGAGTTGACCGAAGGTGCTTATGGTAATAAAATAAAAGCGGGGGCATTAGCCCAAGATACATACAGACGCGCTACATTAAAAGATATGATTTCACAACCATTAAGCGGTATAGAGAAACAACAAGGTGTTATTGCGCGAAATGAAATTGAAAAGGCTACATACAAGAAGCAATATGCGCGCTATTTGCAAGAACAAGCGGAGTATGAAAATTTGTTGGCTGAAACCAAGATGGTGACATATAAAGATGAAGACGGCATTGAGCGCGAAAGACGCGGAAAATACGGTGAACCAGCGCAAGTAGCAATCATCAAAGAGATGGGTCAAAAAATAAAAAAAGAACATGGCAATATGTTAGCCATTATGAAACAGGCTGATAGAAATATTAAGAAAGCCAAGAAAAAAATAGATAAACATGAAGACAAAAGTAGCGCATCTATTGAGCGCGCAAATAAACTTATGCTTGGTGCTTTTGTTATGGGTGGTGAAGAATTAGCAAACTTTGTTAAAGACCCCAAAAAAATGACTGAAAGGGAAGTTATTGAGAATGTCTATAATAAATTATACGCGGATAGTCCTTCGGGTGAATATGACTCAATTATAACCGCTGATATGAAAGGCAACATAGGATATGATAAAACGCATCAAATGAGTAAATACAAAGAAGGAAGATTAGGTCAAATGGGTGGAACAGGTATAAGATTCAATATCAACAACAAAGCGATGCCGCGTATTAATTCCCAAATGCAATTAATTGCTCATCGTATGAAAAATGGATTCCCACTTAGCGAAGAACAAATTGCGCAAGCCAACGCGATGATGGACGACGCAGAAAACGCAGATGATAGTTTTGATGATGAAGTGTTAAATGAAGCAATTGCTAATTTATCATTAGAAGAATTAGGCGATGTCAACATGTCGGAGTTAAAACATCATCACCACGACTCAAACGAAGACGAATTAGGGTTGCTATCCGAAGAAGAAGCGGCGCGAAGAGAGATGAATTCACACTTTACAAGAGAAGCAGAAGAAGCAATTGCGCGTGGTGATTTCGCCAGCGCAGACCAATTGATAAGCAACTGGCGACAACACGCACCGACATTGTGCGGAACATGTCATGGGCATAGATTTGTGACAAGAGATGAAGCAAAAACATACTTGCGCCATCATATACCGGAATTAAGAGATGAACCAATGGGAAGTCCGAGGTTTGATAGATACATCGCGGATAATTTGCGACCTCGTAATAGTGATTCATTTGCGGGACACGCGATGGCTGATGATATGGAAGATGATGAGCATGAACAACTCGCTTGTCCTTCTTGTAATCACAGCGCGGATTATGTTAGGGGTGGACAATTATGTAATGGTATTTGCTCCGAATGCGGCGGTAGCGGTATTCGCGACCCCGAAGACGAAGCCCACTTGTATGAAGGTTATACAGACAAAGAAGGAAATAAGATAGATGGTAAAAATCACCACTATACACACAATGGTGCTGTTGACGCGAAGTTTGATTTCCTTAACTCATTAATGTTGCAAAGCGCGCAAGCCTCAATTGATGGTCATAAAATGCCAGCGGGTATGTTAGCACCATCAAAACCTCTATGGCAAATGTATGGGGACGCTACTGATAGTGGACAGTTTAGAACACTTGAACAATTACGCGAAGCGCATAAAAAGAAAGAGTTGCCGAAAATAGAAATTGACGAAGATGCCCCGGAGTTCCAAGATGTGCCGTCGCAACAAGTTGACCCCGCGAGAACAGAAGAGGTGCGTCAAAAGAGATTAGCGGAAAAACTCCTTGAGAAACCAAAAAGCCCATTTAAATTTGTATCGGAGGAAGTAAAATTACCTACCGTCCACAACACCGCGATAAAAAATCACAATCAACTTATGCTTTCAAATCATATTGATAAATTAGCGCGAATGGCGATAGCGGGTCAAGGTGATGCTCCACAGTTCCGAAGTAAATTGAAAGGAGTATCAAGCGATGGTGTGGAAGATTGGGAACAGGTGCCAATAGATGTTAAACAGCAAATTAAAGATTTAGTTAAAAAAATAAAATCACACCCAGCATTCCTCAATGGTGATGTCCACGGCAACACAGAACACCACTTGCTTGAGCAAATACATAAATTGCAAGAAATCGCAGAAGCACCTTTTGTTGACGACCTAAGCGATGTTGAGGCTGGAAGACCAATGAAAAGAAAAGAAAGAAATAAACTAATCGCGCAAAGGAGAAGATTACCTGTTGACGAAAAAGGCAATATTTCTTTAACAGCCGCAGATGTGTTTGGTGGTAATTCACCTATGACATTTGGAGATTTTCAATCACTTTACCCCGCGCATGGTCGTATGTTGACTTTGAAAGAAATTCGCGAAGGTGTCTTTGAGCCGGGTGCTACACACGCACCGAGCGATATAACCGATGCTGATTTGAAAAGATTATTTGCAGGTAATAGAAAAGCACAAGGTGTAATAAAAAGGCGCGAAAAAGTTAATGATTATACACCCGAAGCAATGCAAAGTATAACAGATGTATTTAATAAAATAAAAAGACCTATGACTCGTCGTAAGACAACAAATTTGACAAGTTCTGCGTTAAACGATTTACTTAGAAATTATGGTGAGAAAGAGATGGTTGGTGAAATGGAAGACCATCATTTGACTTATACTAAAGAAACTATGGACGCGATTACTGATAGTGATATTACCAAGAGTAAAGTTAACAACTTATTGACATCGGCTAACGCAGATGGAAAACAACGCCCGTTGAATGGCAGATATACAAATGGATTGAACATGGCTATACGCGAAATGTGGCAAAAATACGCTATACTGAACGCAATGAATGTATTTATGCGCGAAATTAATAATCCTCTTGAATTCCCTAAGATACCGCAAAATATCAATCAAAATAATTTCCAAGCCTTGACGCGTGAGGATAGTGCATTGTATAATATGATGCACGATGAAGCCGCGAAACTACTCCAATATGATGATTACGAACACTTTGAAAAGAAATTTGACTTAAAGAAAACAGCAAAAATTACTGGTGGAAGAGGTAATGTGGTTCAAGAAATTAAACCGTTAGAGTTCAAAGACAGCGTGATGGCGAATGCAAAACACAATGATGAAGGCGAATTCCCTATCGGGTATGAAGAATTAAAAAGAGATAAAGACGGCGAGATAGAGAGCAAGTTTGTTCCTTCTATGACATCAGCAATACTTGAGCGAGCGAGAAACTCTCTAAAAACACCAGCAGACCAACAAGTGTATGATGTCATGAAGAAGGTTGGTAATTATTACGAATGCCCGAATTGGCATCATCGCGATACTGTAAACAACATAGTTAAAGGAGAAGAAGGCAAAGAAGATGGTTTTGCTAACTTTGAAGAACTTAGACAAGCACACGCTAATGACGCTTTACCGCCGGAATTAGCAAAAGAAATTACCACATCATTCATGTTATCATACTTATCACACCCGACATTATCACTTCAAAACCATGGCGATATGCTCAAGTATGAACATGCTGTAAATGAAGGACAAGCCGCGACACCTACGCCTCAACCTGTTCAACAACCTGTTCAACAACCTGTTCAACAACCTGCGCCGCAACAGCCATTAGAATTTTCCCAATACGGTGTAGGACGAGTAACAGTAGGCGGCGACGAAAATTCTCAATAATATCATTTTATTATTACAATGATAATTAATATATTGTTATAATAATAATATTATAATATTAATAAAAAGGTGAATCAATAGACTTATTTATGGTTCGCACCACGCACTACGCAAGGAGGTTGGTTGTTATGCAAGAGCGGACACCACAAAATAAAGACGAATTAAGAGTATTAGGACTAATTTCATTTGTAAGCATACTTGTAGGTTGCGCTATCGCGGTATTTGATGCGGGGTTATGGTTGAAGGACACTTCAACCCACACAAATGCAATTACATATACAATGGGAGCATTCACATTACAAGGAATGGCTTATTTTATTTACAAAATGTTGGCTCAAGATGGAATGGACCAACGCGCCATCATTTCAAATATGCAACGAAACATGACGCGACAAATGCAAAGTCAACAAATGCGATTTGCGCAAGCGCAGATGGACATGGAAATCAAAAAACAAGAGGTAGCATTCGCGAAACAAATGGAAGAATTAGAAAAAGACCCCGAAGTTCAACAATATCTTGGATTGATGGGTCTTGATACCGAAGAAGAAACTCCAAAACACAAAGCCACAGAAAAAAAAGCAATTAAATTAGGCACGAATAGAGAAAGAAATGCCGACGGCACTTATAAGAAAAAGAAGGAGTAATTTCTATGGGTTGGTTATTCAAAACCCCAAGCGATGATGCGACAGAAGCCACGCTACGCGCTTTGCATACACAAAATACCCTTGATACATATTATGAGCGCGGTAAAGCATTAGTGTTGTGTATAATTGTTGGTTTTGTATCAGCGTTGGGTGTATCTTGGTTTGAGTATGGCACAGATTTTAGCGTTTGGGAGAATACCGTTAATTGGTTCTTAGAGAAAATACGCGGCTGGGTGGGGTAATTGGTTGCTACATTCGCTGGAAGCGCACTTATGGGGGCAGTTGTTTATGGTCGCGAACTATACAACTTCCTCAAACCGCGCAGAATCGGCGTTTATGGACCAACACAAGTCGGTAAGACAACACTTGACCAATTTATGCGCACACCGGGAGAAATGGACGATATAGAGGAAAGAACTATGCACGCTCAACGGTTATTTGGTGGTGGATATGTGCTTCCTAAAGCAAGTCGTAAGCGTATTCGGTGGAATGGAGAAAAAAGAGTAGTGCATTCTGCTGATATTGGCGGTCAACAGCGTTTTTGGAACCTATGGATTGATGATATGGTTGATAGACAAGTTGAAATTGCTATTTTCATGACTGATACGCGCGTTTTGAAAGGAAATGGTGCGCAAGTTATTGATGCGGTGGGTGGTTTTGAGTATCTTGTTGATTCATTAATAGAAAAAAGATGGAAATACCGCTCTTTGAAATCAAGATTGAAAGGAAAACGCTACGCTCCGAAGCAAATATGGCTTGTAGCGAATAAAGCCGATGAATGGTGGGACGAAAATGCTAATATATTGTGGCAATCCAATCGTTTGCGAGAACATAAAGTGTTTGATACGCACCGCCCAGCCATGCGAAGACTACAAAAAGCGGGTATTCCGTGTCGTGTTAGCATGATGGCGACTAAAATCGGCTGGAATGTGGAAAAAACAATGATAGAAATGCTAAGTTGGTGATAAAATGCTTGGAAATACACCCCAAAATGACCTAATGCGCCTTGCCGCACAAACACAGATGAGTCTTGCGCAAATGCAACAACAGGCTACCGCACAAGCCGCGATGAGCAACATAAGTGAGCATATTGAAGTCCCACAAGTCAATTTTTACCCTTCACAGCACCCAAATCCCAAAAAAGCGCGCAGAAAAGACATAAAACAGGCGTATAAACTGCTAAAACCGACAAAAAGAAGCATTTTTTCGCCGCGAAGATGGTTGTTTGGTGGAAAATACCGATATAATACCAATACAATGCGTTGTGTCATTGATGGAGCGGATATTGAACACCTTTTACGGCACGCGGGGAACATATATGAGCAGGTAATTGATGAAGAAACTGGTCAATCTTTATGGGATTTATACTTCAAAAACCCCGTTACAGGGGAGGTTGAAGCCTTTGTAGCGCGTGAAAATGTTACAAGTGGGCGTAAAATGCGCGGAACATACTGTCCCGAACACCTACATTTGTATCATTTATTGTGTAAATGGGAGAAAGAAGAAGAAAAAGAGCAAGAAGCGAATACCGGAACGCTAAGAGCCAAGTTGAAAAAGGGTGTTTCAACGGTTGCTGTGCCGATAAGTAGCATAAAAAAGAAAGATAATACACCTCCTATACTATCAAAATACGAACAATTCTTCCAAATGCTAAAACAAGACAATATCCCTATCACACATCTAACTAATGCCGCGACAGGAATGAATGATTTAGTAATGATTGTCTTTGATATGCGTCAATTTCATGCAGGGAATAACGCGAGATTGTTATACGACGCGCTTGCGATGCATCAATCTCAACAACAATCAGCACCTCTCCCACTACCGACAGAATCAAATGATGGGAGCGCGTGAGGTGGTATCATGGTGTGGCCGTTTAACAACAATAATCAGCAAAACCAGCAACAAAATGGTGCTTTGAATCTTGGATTACCCGGTGGACAACAACAAGTTGCCGCGCAAGGTCAACAGCAATGGGGTCAACAGCAATATGGCTTACAATATCAAGCACCTCCGACTGAAATGGAGATACTATCAGCGATGATAACAACAAATCCAATGATAGATAAGTGGTTGTCCGACAACAACGGTTCCAATATGAATATGCTTGTATCACTTTTGAGTAGTTTAGTCGCAGTATCAATGAATACTTTGCTTAAAGACGCGCGTTTAGTTGAAGACGGAGATGGATATAAGTTTGATTTTAGCGGAGTTCAAGGAATGCCGACTGTTGATAGCGTAACCATGTCGCAAACTCAATTACTAAACAACGCGTCAAACAATGTTCAACAGAAATCTATGGAGTTTCAGCAAATGGTTAACCTCGCAAATCAAAGTTTGATGCAAGGTATGTTGAATGATGCTATGGCCGACCCCGGATTGATGCAAAATGTTGGCGGTGGTATAGGTTCATTCCTTCGCGGTGTCACAACAGGAGGAAGATAATATGGATATTGGCTCTCTTTACACCACTATTAGTGATATGACTAATCTGCGCAAGTCTGTTGTTGTTGATATGATTATGGTTCAACTTATTTCTTTAACACTTGGTTGTTTCTTGATATTAGTTTTCTCCGGCCCACAAATGTCGTCAACAGACTTAAGTTGGGTTATAGGTGCTTTATTCATCTGTTTTAGCGCAAGTGGTATCGTCTATCGTCGGCTCGGTCAACAAGGCTGACCATTTACCAATAGGACATTCGCTATTTTTGAAAATAGTTTTTGTTTTGATAAAACAACCGCAAAGACCACACCTATTGTGGTTTCTTTCGGGGCATTTCAAGCAAATATTGTAGCGACGCTCTCTTTCTGTCAAGTCTGCGCGTTGATTTGTGATTAAATCAGCCGCGGCTCGCGAAAGACTCTTAGCGGTCCCTAATGAGATTGGAACTCCCGCCACTTTTGGTGCGCGTTTCAACCTCTTTCTCATGGGAAAGACTCTTTTGCTACCACTACTTGGTCTTTGCTATGGCGGAGCGTATATCAAGAGCCTCTTGTAAGTTCTGTCAAGACCCCGACCGCGACGGTATGGAAGAATTGATGAAGGCTGGATTGATTACAGCGAAGCAATTAGATAAAGATAAAGGGTGGCGAGAAGGCACCGCTGATAGGCATTTTCGCAACCACATGGGAGAATATCACATGGGTAGTAATAGCGAATGTGGTTTTTGTGTATCCTCAAAGAGAGAAAATTTAGAAATGGCTTATTTCAACGCCAGTATGAGCGTTGAAGAAATAGCCCAAGATATACAGATGCCCGAATCCAGCGTTTATCATCATCTCAAACATCATCTTAAGCCAGTAGTGCAGAAAGGCGCGGCGGATATTATCATAGTTGAGGCTGGTAAAGAAATGGAGAGTTTGAGAACAAATTTATCACGCATAAATGGTGAATTAGGTCATTTTCTTGACGATGCAGACCGGAATGACCCACAATATGTTCGCAACATAGTATCTTTACACAAAGAAGTTCGCGAAACGGTCAAAGACATCATGAGGGTGCAAGAACGCGCGGCTGGTAATACTAATGAAACTATGAACGCACAGACCATAAACATACTCAAAGTTGAATTAGCGAAAGAGTCCCCCGAAGTATGGGCGCGACTTCGCGGCAAGTTGATTGGGGGTGATGAATGATGGTAGGTGGACCCGAAGGTAGCACCGCAGGTATGCGTTTTAATCCTCGTCAAAGTGCGGAAGAATTACAAGATGATTCTAATGTAGGTCGGGAAGATTCCGAAGAGCGCGCACTTCATGATGCGAAAAAGCGCGAGAAGCAAGAAAAGCGCGCCAAAATGATGCAAGGTCTTCAGCACATGAAGATAAAAATACCCCAAAAACGCGATGATGAAGAAGATAGCGACATGAAAAGACAGGCCGAGGCTGGTCAAATGTCCGGCCAAGTCGGTCAAAACGAAGCAATAGATGGTGCAAACCCTCGCGGTAGTTTTGGTGGTGGTGCTGGAATGAATATGTTGTTATCATCAGCACCTTTTATTGACGATGCTTTTGAGTCAATACGCAAGGCCAAAAAAAACGAGCCGAAATACGACGACGAGAAGCCTAAGAAAACTACTACGCTTGAAACACAACAAGCAAGAGCGCGTGCCAAAAAAGGTAAGCGTAAAAAGAAATATGGTATGAAAGATACTGAAAGTGCAAAAAGAAGTCGTAGCACAAAAAAGAGAAGACTCAAAGGTGGGAATGTTCGTCAACCCGGTATCGCTTCAACAATGTCAGCGGCTCGCGCACCTTATATTTCATTTGGTTTGATGGGTTCAAAAAGACCCTCTCCGACAGGACCAAGGTATTTGACTTTCTCAACAGGAAGAACTCAAGCAAGAACAGCCACTAATCCGCAAAAAAAGGTGGAGCAAGACTTACGACAGGCTATGCGTCAAGACACACCGACACAAGACATCACCCCTCCTATACCCACAGTCAGTCCTCAATCAAGAGTAGCACGCGCACCACGCAATTCGCGAGATTCAAGACCACACAAAAAAGCACTAAGGCAACCAAGAACTGCCGCAACACCGGGTGGAAAAGAAGCGTCGGAAGCGACTTCTCTTGCTGGTGGCGGTGCTTCTGCTATGGCCGCGGGTGGTATTGGTTCAACAGATGCTATATTGGCTTCCGAAGAGTTCCTAATTAAGCGCGCACAGAAGTTGAAATTGGGCATATCTCATCGCGACCGTATTGAATATCGTCAATTAATAGACCAACTCAATCATCTATTGCGCCGATTGATGCGTAAAGAAGATAAATCCATGCAAGGTGCTGATGAAAAATCATCGCCTAATTCATCGGGTGGTTTGACATCTAACCCAACAGGTGCAACAGAAACAGACCCCGACGACGACGCGACAAGATGGGGCGCACACCCTTACGATTTGTATGTTAGAAGAGGTGGTATGGCATGAATGAAAAATGGTGGCTGTTGCTTAAAGCAAATCCTCGCTCAAGGCGCGAAAAAAGAGAATTGCAACAAACGAAACGCAAAGTTGATAGCCAACTTGAAGAAGAGCCGTATGACGAATCTCGGCTTAACGCGTTCGCCGCTAATTTAGCGCGTGACCATAGCGTTGCTCGCAGAAATGTGGATATTAGACGACCCAAACCGGAGAAAAAACAACAACGAAGTTTTTGGACAGGTGAAGTTACTCAAGAATACGAACCAGCGGAACAATACCAAGCACAACCTATCAAATCCAAAGTGTTTGACGAGATAGCAGGGAGTCAACAACCTAAACTCACAGCGCATGTTCTTCAACAACCGCGCGGAGGTGATGAGATGGACCGCTACGAAAGCATAAACTCTTTGCGACACCCTCTTGACCCCGGTTATCATAGTCATGGTGAAGGAACACCCGCGCGCTTAGAAGCGGAACGGGTAAGGCGAGAAAGAGGTGGGTATTAGCGATGAGCGATATTATCTTGAAAGGCCAAGGAGTTTGGTATATGGACGAGAACGGTAAGATGCACCCGATGTCATTTCCGCCTCCCGATTCCGACCATGAAAATCTATCACACTTTCACATCAATAGTAAAACAGGAAAACCGTTCAAAGAACTTGAAGGTAAAGGTTTAGTCGGCAAATTCCCAATAGAAATAGCCGCTGGTATTTTTGCACGCGAACTTATGGAGCAAGGCTACAAAGATGAAAACGGTATTAGAAGAAAACCCGCTTCGGAAGCATCGGCGTTGAGAGTAGCAAAAACTGTATTCAATAATGCGACAAAAGACTTCAATAGAATCAAGCGCGACAATAACGATGATTTCAATGTTTTACCTATGAAGTTTGATGAGAACGGTCAATTACACCCCGATTATAAAAATAACCATTATGGAGGTCATGTTTCTCGTCGCGTTCCAACATCTAAGAGAGCAACAAGAACTAAAGATGGTAAAGTCATTAATAATCACCCGCGAAATGAACAACATAAACAACTTGGACAACATCTTGAATCAGCGGCTTTTCATGTTGAAAAAGAGTTCCGTAATATAGCAGAACAGATGGGTGTTGAAAGCGTCCTTGGTGCTAAACAAAATGTGCTTGAACCACAACAATTAACACAAGGTATAACGCATCGTTATACTTCAAAAGACAAACCTCCAACTCATAGAGATAATACAATATATCCTTCTCATTACAAAGATTTACATTCACAAACTGCCGCTTATGGTAAGTATAGTCCGATGGATATAGTATCTATATTACCTCCCGATTTCTTTGTTCCTTCAACAGAAGGTAATATGTCAAAGAAAGTTATGAATCAATTAATAGAAATGGGCTACGACCAACCAACTGCGCGCTCAATGGCTCGCGCACCAATCAATCAATTGTTATATGGGCGCGGCTCGGAAGGTGCTGAAACTAATGTCAATAAGATAGTTCGCAACATGCGTAATGTTCTAAAAATAAATACTAATGAAGATGTGCATAACATGTTTGCTAATCACCGAAGCCATATAGCAAGAGAGGTTGAAGGTGGAGATAGAGGAAGAAACGCTAAGGCTGTTGAAATTTTAGCAATGATGAAAACAGCGCAAGAGTTAGGCGTTGAGCCAGCCGAGTATTCTTTATTTGGTTCACCACCACCAAGCATAATGAATGGTTGGCGACAAATTGCTTTGAATGAGGGTGGTAAGAAAGTTGATTTAGACGCGCTTGGTAGTGTTGATGAAAGACACGCGATGAGAGGTAATTTCGCAAGTGATATGAAACACATATACGAGTCATTCCCCGAACATTTGAGCGGTGGTTCAACTGCTGATGTATTACCCCCTCAACCTATTGTATCGGATATGCCTATGAGCGAACCACCACCCGCGCTGTCAACACAAGAGCCACTACCGCCAGCACCAGTTCAACCTCAAGTCAATCCATCGTTCAATCCTTACTTTGACCCATCAAGTTTTCAATTCTCCGATGACGACCCAATGGGTATCATCGCGACTATCATGGAGCGCGTGCAAATGCATGACGCAGGTGGCTCTTTGTTAGTGAAATATGACCCTATGGATAATTTTGATATGCAGAAATTGGGTCAAGATGTTGGCATGTCAAGTATTGATGTTCGCGCGATTGCTATGTCGCTTGGTGATTGGGGGATTATAGCGAAATCCTTTAACACTACCCATGATGTGGTTCGCGCTATCAAGAGGTCTTGCGGAGGTGCAATCAATGGTTAATAATTGGGAAATAGAATGGAATAGTAGTATGCTGGAACACGGTCGCGACTTAGGGACTATGGAATTTATTTTTGCAAAAGGCGGCACCGTCGCGGATATGAACTATGTTATGTTTGATGTTCAAGACACCACTTGGGAACCTCTCATCAAGGCTGTCGCGGAGCGCGACAACTCTCACCCCGACATCATTCGGAAGGAAGCGGGGCAACTACAACAACAACAACAAGGGGCTTTAGGTGTTCCTCAAGGATTTACACCGGGTGTTGCAGTTAATCCTCAAATGGTTGTCGCGGCAAACCCAAAAGCGGTGCGACGAGCAAACCAAGCCTTAGACGCACAACAGCGAGGTCAAGCAGTCCGTGAAGGTAGCACCAATGTTGGAGATTTATACGGCGCGGGTTTCAAAGGACGAGCCGCTATGCAAGCGGGTAAGAATATCATGGGTGCCGCGAAAGACATGGGTGGTCGTGCGCTTCAAGCAGTCAAAGATAGCGGTATAGGTCAACGCATGGGTAATTTCATGGGTAAGGTTGGTCGTGGAATTAGCGACTTACGACATGCCCCAGCCGCGGCAAAACAAGCATTTAGAGATAGTCGCGCAAGACGCGAAGATGAAGCACGAAGAAATACACTTGAAACTGGTCTTGGTCGCGGGTCAAAAATGGAAGCAGAAACCGAGCGAAGAATGGTTCCGGGTAGTCAAAACTTTGACGCAAACATGGATAGAGCGAAGGGAGCCATCAATCAACAACTTGCTCGCGACTACAACATTAATGTTCCAACCAAAGATGGCAACCCAACTATGACTGCTCAAGATGCCATGCGACAAGAAATCAAAGACATAGGTGCAAGACGCGAACAACCAAAAGAAGGATTCTTCGCTGGTATGAAGCGACGCGGTGAAGAGCAACGAGCAAGGAATCAAGCACAAAAAGAAGGAGCGGCATACGCGCCTTCTAATGTCGTGCCGGAAGAAGAAGAACCGGAGCCACCAGCAATGCCGGACCCACCAACACCCGAAGCGGGTAAAGCGGCTGATACTGATATAGTGCCGAAGGAAGAAGAGAAAACTAAATTTACATTCGCGCCGGAAGAAGAAGAAGGACCCAATAGGACACCACCACCACAAGACGCGGGGAAACCAATAGAGGTTGAACCCGAAACCGCTACGGCGACTGAACCAACATTTGGACAAAGGTTTGCTGGCGACGCTGGTATGCAATTAGGTGCAACCGCAGGTGATAGAGTCGCGGGTGGGTTAGATAAAGTGTATGCTCAACACCAAGAATCTCCATTCGCTGACCGCGATGCGGCAATGCAAGCCATGTTGCAAGGTGGTGTAGGGACGGAGAATATGACTGCCGCTGGTAAGTTCGGTGGTAAAACAGGAAAGGCTGTTGAAGCGGCTTTAATGGAAATGGGCTTTGGTCCAGCAGAAGCAAAGAATATCGCGCAACAAGCAGAAGCAGGTAATCCCGATGCAAAAGAAATTGTTGAAGAAGCAACAGGTCAAGAAAAAACAAAATTCACATTTGACAACCCCGATATGGCAAGTGAAATGGCGGAAATAGACAACTTTGGTCTAAGTGAAGATAATCACGAAGCGTCATGGGATTCATTATTGAAAGGGTTAGATATTAGGTGATGGCGTGTGCAATCGTTATCACTTGAAGCAATTGAGGAAATTGACTTTGAGGTAGCGAAGCGTGATTTCAAATTCTTCTTTGAAGAAATACTTGGGTTTCAACTATCGTGGCATCACGAACAATGGTTCAACAATCTTGAGTCGCGTAAAAGATATTGTGTAAAAGCGGCGCGTGACCACGGTAAGTCAACGCTATTTCTTGGTTATATGCTTTGGAAAACAGCGTTTAATCCAAAGACCAAAGCGGTATTGATTTCACACAGTCTTCACCAGTCTATACATCACATGAGAACACTTAACGATTTGATTGATAGTGTGCCGTTTCTTGCTAAAATGAAGAAGCCGGATTCTTGGTCAAAGACATTTTTTGGTTTTGCTAATGGTTCTAACATTAGCGCGAAGTCGGTTGGTGGTGCTATCCGTGGTATTCACCCCGACCTTATTTTATGCGACGACATTTTGTGGGGAACAACCGACACAGAACTTGCTCGCGTCGCATCATGGTTTTACGAAGTTCTTGTCCCGACGCTCCACCACACATCAAAACTAATGATAGTCGGGACACCCTTTACTCCAACTGATTTATACACAGAACTTGAAAGTCGCGAAGGTTATCTTGTTGAAACATATCCGGCTATCAATGTCAAAGGCGAAGCGTTGTGGCCGGAGCGTTGGGATTTAGAATCATTAGATGCGCGCAGAAATGATATGCCAGCGATAGCATTCGCGCGTGAATATCTTTGTGAACCAATGGACGATGTATCAAGTCTATTCCCATCAACCATTCTTCAAGCCGCTAAAGACTCATCATTAAAGTTGATTGAACGCGAAGTAGGCGACCCCGACGACCAATACTTCATTGGTTGGGACCCTGCGATTTCAAGCGACCGAGCGGCTGACTATACTGTAATGGTAGTGCTTCGCCGCCCATCAACTAATCCCGAACTGCTTGAGTTAGTTCACGCAATCCGTCGTAAGAATATGGACTTCCGAACGCAGATTATGGAGATTCAAAGACTCAACGCGAAGTTTAACCCCGATGTGATTGAACTTGAAGCAAACAACTTCCAGCGTGTGTTCGCAACTGAATTACGCGCAGATACAGATTTACCTATCAAGACATTTATTTCCACACGCCAACGCCGCGAGTCGCTTCTCATGGGTTTGGTGTTGCGCTTTGAGAAAGAGCAAATCCGTTTGCCGTGGGGCGACGACCGTTCTCGCACGCTAATGTCCGAACTTGAGCGAGAGTTGCTTATGTTTGGTATGAGCAAGAAAGGTCGGCTTGACAGCATTGGTAGGCACGACGACTTTGCTATTGCTCTCGCGTTAGCGCATTGGGCGACCACGGAGTTCCGTGAGCGCATAGTGGACTTAGATGAAATAATGGCGGGGTTGTTAGATTGAGCGATTGGTGGCATCTTTTGAAAAACATACCTCTCGGTGATGAAGGTTATGGTGGCCGTAAAGTGCAATGCCCTAAATGTAAGCGTTATTTTTACGGTGAAACCGGATTAAACAACCATCATTGTCAACCAGCAAGAGATTTAAGTCAACCTTTGAATCTTGAAGAAGAGCGCGAAATGCAACAATTTCTTCAACAGTTTATGATACAAACCCCAAGCGGTGATGCTAACTGCCCCGCTTGTCAAGGGAAGGGGACAATAGATGAAGGCGACCCTTGCCCTATTTGTAGGTGATTAATATGAACTACGAATATATAATGCATGAACCGATAACAGCCGAAGAGTTAGCGATGATGAATGATGAAGACATAGCGAAAGAAGTATCTTTTTGTGATTGTTGTTCACCGTTTGATATAGCAAGTTCTGTGTTGAAAGCAAAAAAGAAAAGCAAACCATTTCACGGTTATAACCCAAATAGACATCATCGTAAGGGTGGTCTAAACGCTAAAGGTCGCGCCAAAGCAAAACGCGAACAAGGTTCAAACTTGAAACCTCCTGTGACTACTAAACCAAGCAAACTTAAAGCAGGGTCAAAGAAAGCCAAAAGGCGAAAATCATTCTGCGCGAGAATGGGTGGTGTTAAAGGACCGACTTCTAAAAAGGGCAAACTAACACCAAAGGGAGCGGCGTTAAAAAGATGGAATTGTTAAAATGTTTGATTATTGCGGGTGGTGTTATGTTGAAAAAAATGTCTATCCGTTCGGATTATGTAAAAAGTGCTGGATTAAGTATGGAAAACCCCAAGCAATGGAGAAGGTGAAACAGAATGATAATTGATTTATCCGATGAAAACACTTTCATTGATATGATATTGAAAAATACCATAGAGGGGGCATCGTTTGGCGACGCACCACAACCAACTAATCAAGGACAAGGTGAAGCAAACGCCAACCCAACACCACCAAAACCCAACGAAATAGAGGAAGAAGAAAAAAAGAAAGAGATGGCTAAAGTAGTGCAAGAACAACTTAAGCGTTCACTACCCGATGGAGGTTGGTTTCAATCAATGTTTGGTCGCGGTGCTGGTGATTTAGTCAAAGATTTGAGAATGGCGCGTCGTGAACATAAAGATATGCGCGATGCTATTGACCATGCTATCAATGCAATCCGTATAGCAAAGAAACAAGAAGTTGAAGCAACTCTTCAATCTATTGAATGGATTGGTAAGCATGAAGATACGGTTAGAAATTTAGGTATTAATGAGCGCGACCTTCAAGCACTTCGCAAACACGGTTTGACTCGCGAGTATGCACTTCGCCGCGCTTGTGTTCAATGGGAGAAAGCAAACGACATCATTAGTAAGTTGCTTTTGATAGATGGAGAATTTAACGATAAACAAAGACAAATGTGGGTTGACGCGCAACAGTTGAAAAAAGATTCTAAAAAAGAATGGAAAAATAGTTTGCATTCAATTGACAACATCAAAAAAAGCGAAGCGATATGGTTGACCAAAGCAACATCAATACTTGAAAAACGCGGACCATTATCAGCGAGAGAAGTTGTCGCCAGCATGGACGGAATAAAAAGTTTGACTACGCAGAAATTAAGCGCGCTTTTCAAAATGCATGGGGTTGAATATGATATTGAAAAGATTGGTGCAACATGGGGTGTAGTTCGCGACGACACGGTTATTTTCAAAGATGTATGGGCTTACGCCGCTGGATTTCTTGACGCTGATGGTTATATTACAATCACTAAGCGTCTTGAACCAAGGGCTGGATTCATAGCCACAGGAGAAAGAGGTAAGATGCATTGCGAACAACTACACAAGGCTCTTGGTTGTGGTGTTCTTCAAACAGACTTGAAGATTCATAAGAATAGCAGACGAACACAACATAGATTACAGTTTTATAGTGAGAATGATTTAAGAAAATTAATGAAAGGTTTGCGCCCACATCTCCGAATGAAAAAAGGTCAAGCGGGTGCTGTTCTTGAATTGCTTGATTTACGCGGTCGTAAAACTGACATCATCAAATCACGACGCGATGAATTGTATCGTATAGTAAAATGGTTAAATTGGAAAGATGTGCCGGACAAGCGTGAAGAATTGCTTAAAGACTGGAACATTGATGAACTCGGACTTCATGCGATGTTTAATCGGGACGGCGAAACCCTGCGTCTTCTTGACGACGCTAACCGACTTGTGGAGATGATGTAATGGTGGAAGAGAAAGGCTTAGTTGGTCGTTTTTTGTCAAGATTGACAAAGCCGTTTAGTCGGCGCACAACACCCGAACCACAAATGCCTCTTTGGAAAACTGGTATCCAAGAGCCTGTTTTAGTTCAAGGTGTATCAATCCCTGCTCTTTACGCAACAGTTCAAGAGTCAATAATTTTGAGAACAACAATCAACACTTTATGTCAAGAAATATTCCGTCGCGGTTATTATTGGGAGAAAAAATTTCACAAGAAATGCACTAATTGTCAAGAAGAATATCAACATGATACTGTTGACGAATGCCGCATTTGTGGTAATGAAGAGTTTGACAGCCCCGATGCTGACCAAATATTATATCCGCGCTGGTTATTGAAACAACGCAACAGCATGGACCAATCATTCATTGAAGTGATGAAAGAGATTGAATGGGATTTAGATATTGTTGATGATGCGTTTTTACTACTCATCAAAGAATACTTCATTGACCCAAAAAGTGGTGAGATTGAGTTCTTCCGAGTCAAAGAATTAGTGCGTGGCGACCCAACATTCATGCGAATTGTAGCAGACAAAGCGGGTAAGCGTGGAGGCAGATATTTGTTATGCCCTGTCCATCGTGATAAAACATACCCACACAACGGCGACCATAGCAAGTGTGATGTATGCTCCCTCCCTCTCCAAGATGTTCATTATATCAACACAGCAGGTAGTGGTAAAACGCAATACTATCTTGACGGTGAAGTTTTACACCTCTCCAAGTTTAATCCATCAAAACTTTACGGGCGTTCACCTGTCGCAAGTATGTGGAGGCAAGCGCAATCACTTACTGCTATGGACAATTATATTTATCTCGCATACCAAAAGCGAAGAATACCGCGTGGTGTTCTCGCCATCACTACTGACAATATTCAATCAACTGCATCATTTTGGAAAGGTGCAGAAGAAAAGATGGAGCGCGACCCACACTACATACCAAAGGTTGGTGTTGAATCTTCATCGGGTCGTGGTAAAGTTGAGTTTGTTCGCTTTATGGATAGCCTTGATGAAATGCAATACGCGCAAGTCCGTGATGAGATAAGAATGCGTATCGCGGCTTTCTATGGTGTATCTAATGTTTTCATGATGGACGCTGGTAAATCCGGTGGTTTGAACAATGAAGGTATGCAAATTCTTGTAACTAACCGAGCAGTTGAGTCCGGTCAAAAATTATATTCACGCGAATTATTCCCAAGAATGTTAGACCAAATGGGAGTTGAAGATTGGACATTGACTCTTTATCCGAATGAAGAAGAAGATGAAATAACACGACTTCGCCGCGATGAACAAGAAGTTAACATCGCACAGCGTATGCAAGCACTTGGATTCCAACCGGAATTAACAGAAGATGCAGGTCGCGATATACGCTTTGTCTATAAGAAACCCGACCCGCAAGAAGCCATGATGCAACAGCAAGGTGGCGCGGCGGGCGGTGCAATGCCACCGGGAGGCGGTATGCCGCCGGGTGGCGGTATGGCTCCACCAATGCCGCCGGGGGGCGGTGGCATACCTCCACAGGGTGGGGGCGCGATGATGCCGTCGGGGGTAGGGGCTTCTCCACCGACAGGGGGAGCGTCCCCGCCCGGAGGCGGTCAAATCATGATGATGGAGAAAGCAATCGGATTAGGTGAAGGAACAGGTCAACGCGACCGTGGCCCTGCACCTATTAGTTCCGAAACTCATCAATCCGGCGCACCTTCCACTAAGAAAAATCAACGCGGTGCTAAGAAGACACCATTAGAACAAGCACTTGATAGTGTTCAAGCCGCGAAAGACCCAACTAACAAAGAAAAAGAAAGTGGTTTTTAGGGATAAGTTAAAGACTTAGCCGCGCCTCGTCCACCGCATGAGCCTATTAGCAAAGATGGACCCGATAGTTCGCAAATTAGAAACTGCGGTAGCAGAATTCAAGGTTGCGCTCGCGAATAATGACTTAGTATCAGCCGAACAATTTTTGAGAAGCATACAATCAACAAGTGATTATCTTGCTGATGATGTGACAGAAATTTACAAATCACAAAACAGCGGAGATAAAGTTCTTGGTGTGAATGATAGATTTGCTGGTGGCTTCCCCGTTGCACAATTTAACAGCACGCAAGGTGTTATCGCGAAGTCCGATAGACCGTTAGGATACATAGGACCGGACAGAATTGGTGGATATTTCAAGAAACAAGGACAGGTGTGAGCGTGGCGGAAGACACCGATGCAATGGTGCTGATGAAGGCTCTTATCACTAAAATGGAGTCCATGGACGCTGAAATTAACGCTATGCGTAAAAGTATAGACACGCCGGAGAGGTTGCTAAAACGCGCTGGTTTTGTAAAAGCCAACACCCCTGCTAATGAAGATGTATGGGGCGACCCTCTCCGTGGCGACCGCGATTCTGTTATCAGCAAAGCCGCCGCCGCTATTGATGAAGCGGGTATGAGTATGCCGGAATCAAACGAAGCATGGCATGAAATGTCTTGGGAGGAAATTCACGCGATGGCTGACACAGCCGCGCAAGTGGAAGGAAGGAGGATTGACCAATGAAGCCAATAAAAGTTGAAGCAGGGCAACTTGCCCCCGATGTTGACGATTTACTTGAGAAAGCCAACAAATTGATGGAAAAGGCAGAACAAAAAGAAACTGATAAGTTTGGCTCGGAGCATGGTGATTTGTTTGTAAATGTCACAGGTAAAGACAAACCCGTTAAGACTGGATACTATGACACTAACCAGCGACGCATAGAAGTCAAAGATGTCGCTAAGACAAAACCAAAAACGGAGAATGTCAATTTAACTCCTATTGGTTATCCATATCCACTTGAGGCGCGGGAAAACAAGAAGGGCGACCCATCGGACAAAAACCCCGAATCAGCATACAACCTCACAGACTATCTATGAGGTGATGAAGTGTGCGCGAAGATGCTTTTCAATATCATCAACGCGTGGTAAATGATTTTGCGCAAGCAATTATCAACAAACAAGATGCTCGCGACGAAGCAGTTAATGTTTTACTAAGTGCGAATAACTTAGAGAATCATGGGTATTCACATATACCGTTTAGAGAAGAAGCAGAAAACTTCCTCAAAGGACCACAATTACAAATAAAAACTCCAACTGAAAAAGGTATGGAGAGAATTTTCTCCGGTGGTGAAACAAGGGCTGAACCTGCACCCCAGCGACACCACAAGCCACGACAGTTGTTCAATAGCGATAAATGGAGCGAGGCTAATGAGAATCTAAACGAAGATGAAATTGACAAGATGGTTAGAAAATTAGTAGGCTTCCGTTTTGAAGATAGTATCCCAAACCTAAGAGATTTTAGTCCCGATGAAATTATCGGCAATCATTCCAAATTCAAAACATTAGGTCTTCACCCTCCACGCGCAGGTGAAATTTCTTACAATGAGAAACCGTTATGGCAACAATTAGCGAGATTTCTTTTCACTGATAACGGAGCAAACGCTGAAAGACTACACGATGCGATGGTGAAGACAGCAAAGGGTTTGCACCCTGTCTTGAAACAAATACATCATTTTAGTGATTGGAGAGGTAATAATGCTTCTATTCTAAAAATATTCAACCGTGGATTAGAAGATTACAAAGAATCGTTTGCTAAAAAGTTTGGACACGCGCACCCTGTATTATCACATGCGCAATTAAATGAGTTGTTTTTAAGACAAAAGTTTTGGGAGAATGAGGGCGTATCGCGCCAACAAGCGTTTGACATATTATACAATGACGGAGGATTCCCTCGTAGGTTTTCGGACGAAGGTGATACAACGCCTGTTGAACAATTACGCTCTATTGCTGATGCTAAAAGAAAAAGGCGGTCAAGACCAATGGAAGGTGAAGAAAATCATGGTATAGTTGGCGATGATGCTTGGCGATATGGTATTGCTTTACTCCCCTATGATGATATTTACAAAATTAAAAAATGGCTTTTAACAACCAACGGTGGTATGAAAGATGATGGGACAGTTGGTAATGATGATGTGATTAAAGATATTCTTGGACCCGACGCGAGAGGATACATGGCTAACCACGCGTTCATGATAGATAATATGCTTAACGAGTTATACGCTGGTAATCCTTTGAAAAACGGTATGAGTCATATATTGCCTAATCGTTTTACTGCTAAAGGGAGAGCAGAAATGAAGAAGCGAATGGCTCAAAGAGAACAAGATTTGACAAAGAAGTTTGAAAGAAACAATTGGTCTAATATTGATGCTGATACTCTTCAATCAGCATTAGCGGGTTTTGACATGAAAACCATGGCGAAGAAATATGCTGATAAAACCAATGCTGAAATAATAGATGATGGTGGTTTATATCCACATATTGACCATAGTGAATATGGCTCTTTCATTTACATGTCGCCCGACTTTGAACCTCGCGACATGAAAAGTTTGGTTAGTCATAATTTCTTTGAAGAAGAAGAATTGAAAGACATAATAAAAGTAAGCGCGAATCTTGTTGGACAAAGTGAATACGCAGATAGTATTCGCGAAACTGTTGCTGGATATACTCATAGTCATAATGTTGATGGGGAGTTTAGTATGCTTGACAAACCCGAAATAAATTTAACTCCGTTGGGTATTTTGATGGAAGGTGTTGGCACCAAAAGAGGTAGTGCTGGTGGTGAATCCGGCGACTTTGGTGTTGCTTACGATAATGCCTTCCCTAATATCTTTCGCGTTGAGTTGCCCGAAAAAGCGTTTATGATACCGAGTAGGGGCTTGAAAGAAGGTGGGGGTAAAGCAAAGTCGGTTGAACAACAAGATGTTTTTGACCCTAAAAAAGAAAATGATGAGGGGCAGGTTGAACAAGATTTGTTGACAGCGATGGACAAATATAATGTTGATAATAAAGATGAGATACTTGCGCGTTTTAGAAATGGTGAAGTGGTTAGTCTTGATGTTCCGCGAAAAGTAAAGACCACAGATGACATCGTTAATGAAATCATCAACCCTTACTCAAATGAAGTAAGAGAAGAAGAAGGAGTTGACCCGATAAGAGGTTTTGAAGGTATAGAGGCATACACCGAAGGTATGCCACAACTTAGAAGTCCATCATCATTAGGTATGAATTCTTTTATGATGGCTCACAGCGATGCTTTGAATTTACTTCTAAGAAGCCATGTTGGGTTTTTGAGTAATGATAACAAACCCGTTCATAGCACAGAAGCCTCGTTAAAAACACCAAGATTCACCGCGCAGAAAGAAAGGATAAATAGCGAAAAAAAGGGTAAGCGAAGATTGCTTGATAGAAAGCAAATGTCCGGCGGTAAAGGTTCGGGTCAAGCCGATATAGTAAGACAATTTGGGACTAAGAAAGGTAATATTACCAATGAACTTAGAATGGCGATAGACGCGCTTTTACTTGGCTCGCACCATGCGCAACATATTCATGATGATGAATCGCTTGATTTGCTTACAGCGATTCTCAACGCGAAAAAAGGAGAAAGACTAAACATACTCAAGAATGGTTCACACAAAGATATAATCGGTTATGGTGGAAGAACAGGCGAAGATATGGTTAAAGAAATACTGGAAGGTGTTGAAGAACCATCAAGGCTTGCGCTATACAAAAAAGAAGATTTTGATAACAACCTCAACCATTTAATGAGTTTTGACAAACCCTATGAACTACCCGACCATCAAGTAAAAGGAATTAAATCAAGAAATAGATTGATTCAAGAGATTAAAAATCGCGACCACGAATATCAACAAGCGCGTGAAAATGATGATGTTGACAAGATGGCTACTATCCAACAACGGATAGAAAGTATGTTGAACTCCGAAGATGATGTTGTTGGATATATGCACGACGAAGATGAAAATAAATTATCCGCGATTGTTGTCGGACCAAGCCCTGCTTCGCTTATATCTCAACATGAAGCAATGTTAGGTAATGCTTTACAGATTGCTCGCAATGAAGGTGATGAGATTTCTCAAGAAGTTATTGAGAAAAGAATGCAACAACTCCGTCAAATCGCTCAACGCGAACCTTCTTACGAATCTTCAATAAAGAATGATGAAGACCATATACAGAATCACATTGACACTATCTTAGGTGTTAAAAAAATATTCAAAGCATTACGCCCAGCGATTGAAAAAATATATCCTAATATATTTGCTAAAGACAATCGCGAAGCGCACGCGGCTACTGCATATACATTGAAACTCGCAGAACAAATACTTACAATGTCGCCCGATGCGAGGAAAAAATTATTCACAGGAGAAGACAATATCCGTTTAGGTGGTAAGAAAGCATCATTTGATTTATCTTCACAAGAAGTTGATGAGTTAGTAGGTATAACAGCGATGCGCGCTACACACGAAGGCTCCGACTATGAAGATGCAGAAAAAATACTTGATAGCAAATTCGGCGGTGTTCAACCAAAAGGATACAATGTGTTAACACATCTTGCTCAAAATGCTAATAACATCAATGAAGATGAAATAAGAATTTTTGATGAACTAATTAAGAATGTCAAAGAGTCAGCGAAAGAGCAAGGTATAACTTTCAACCAAGCATTCACCGCGAGATATTACCCTATCAATGAGGCTGGTAATCCTATTAACGGTGTGGAAAGAAAAAGATTGTTTGACATACTGAACATACCTAAGAGGGGCGGTAATAATTTTGTCTATAATGAAGGTGGTGTTTTTCACGGTCGCGAACAGTTAAGAAGTGGTGGTCAAACTATTCTTGATAAAGACGGTAAAACAATCAGTCTTGACAAAGAGCGCGATTTAATTTTTAGACTATTACACAATACTCATCAACAAACAAGAAAGGGTAGTGATGTCGCTTTGGATTTCAAAAACATGAAGTTCTTTAAAAATAACAGACCCAACACTAAGAGCGTTATGAATTTTAATAAGTTAAAATCAATTCAAAATATAGCAAGTTTGATTAGTAGCGACACTAAAACTGATATGCTTGATAAATCAACAGGGGGTGAAGAAGCGACTCCTATGGGTGGTCATAACTTTGACCACGCGCCCGTTGTTCCTATATTTACCAGCACACACAAAAAATTCCACTACGGTGAAGATACGAATGTGCCGTTTGTTGCAAGACCGGACGCGTTGAATGATGGTATGTTGCTTCTTGAAGACGAAGGTAATCACGCCTATAACACACTACCTAAGCAAAGATTGTTCGCTCCGCGAAATTTGAGAAGATATGTCAACCCTTCCCTCAAGCCGTTGACTACGGCTCAACAAGGAGATAGATATTATGGTGATTATGCGGAGTTTAGTGAAGGTCAAGAACCAAACCCGAATACCCGTATGGGGCAAGTGGTGAATCAAGCGATGGCTACTTCACCCGAACCATTACAGTCAACTGATGATACTATGAGATACTCGTCGCATGTTCTTGATGTCGCGCTTGACGACACCCTCATTATCAAAGACGACGGCAAACCACAACCTATCAAATTCATGCATCGCATTTTTGATTTAGAAGACATGACTCATCTGCGCGGTTTTACTGGCGATTGGGTCATAAGTCTATATCCGCATGGTGAACACATCATCGCTACTAAGAAAGATAACAAGATAAGCGCGTATAGTGTTGATGGTGAAGTTAAGTTAGATGATGTGTTTAATGAAGAAGTGAGCAAAGTGTATGAAAAAGATTTCATAGTTCACGCGATATTACATGACGGTATCATGACAGTAATTGATTTACTTAAGACGGCTGATGAAGATACACATAACATGCCGACTAAAGACCGTATCCGCCACCTTCGCGCTCAATACGAATCCAGCGAACACATCAAGATGCCCGAACCTATCAACACAAAGCGTAGCGATGATGAAGGGTTGAAGACAGCAGTTGAAGGGTTGAGAAAAGAAAATGATATGGATATACTACTTAGAGATGCTAACGCTACATATATGAAAGGTGAACCTCGCCACCCTAAGTGGGTATTGTTAACTCAAGAAAAAATGGTTGATGTTGTCATTTTATCCGCCAGCGGAAAAAATTACACGGTCGGTGTTGGCCCATTGATGCACCCCGAAAATTACGGTAAGCGCGCACAGCAAGTTGGTGATGAACATTACATGAATGTTGGAAGCGCGAAAGGACCACGCGGGTTGAAGGTTGGAGATTTCGCTACTGTTAGTTGCACAGGTGTAAGCAGTTCTAAGAAAGATAATCCAGTCTATCGTATCCGGTCTGCTAAGATAACAGACAATGAACCACTTGCCGCTGACAGTGTTGAAACTCTCGCAATCATGTGCGGCGACCACCATATTCCTCAACAAGTCAATATGAAGAAAGGCAACATCACTATTCTATTCCCCGCGTTTGATGATGAGGTTGTTTGTAAAACACGAAAAGAAGATGGACATTGGTTTGTTGAGCCTCAATCTTCAATTTGGGGCAACGATTACCTTGTCAAATTAGCACGCGACCAAGAAGTGTATTGGGGTGCAAAAGCCACTTGGTTGTTGAAAGAAGAGTATGATGACCCCCATACTCATTTGTGTCGTCATTGTAATATTCCTATTTATCATCACATGCAACAAGGAGAAGGTGATGGAAGCGACCCGCCGCAAGAGGTTTGGTCTTATGTTGATGATGATGGTGGAAACTGTTCAAGCGCAAGTGGCGCAAGTGGTTTTTGTGAACCGGGAGAATCGTTAGGTAGGACATATCAAGACGGTAGTCCAATTGAGGCCACACCCGAATCACACCCGAATCGCATTTGGTTGAATGGCAGATGGGTCAATGCGAATGATTGGAATGCTGAACATGAGCGTGAACAACAAGCCAACAAAAGTGCCGAAGGACCGCCGATAGTTAATTGGAACGATACATGGGAATACAAAAAATCCGATGACGCAGAAGAACCCGAATACGACGAGGTTGACCCCGAACCACCAGCGGGTCATAGCAAGAAACCAAAGAAGGTGCTTGGAGAAGAAGAAGAAGTTATCAAGCGTGGGTTGGAGTTGATTGAGCGCGGTCTTGAACATATTAGTAAAGAAAAGATTACAAGCACAGGAGTTCAAGGATTGGGAATGGATTATGCGACTCCCGATGAATCACCGCGAGGACCAACACAAAATATACGCGACGATACTATGCCCGACTTTGACCCTCAATCGCGAACAGATGATGAGTTGAAACCCGCTACTAAGAAAAAAACCAAGCGACTGCGAACAAGTCAAGGTGAAATCGCGCGTCTTGAAGACGATGGAGTTGTCGCGATTGAGAACAGTTCCATTGATATACAATGAAATTATGTTCGTCAGCAATGGCAATTCTCGCGGCACCGTCTGTATCCAGCAACCCTGTCATTTTGAAGGGTATTGGTAATGACCTTGTTGTTGCTGGATATGCGTCTGTTGAGATGGTTGACAAGCAAGGCGATTTAATTACTCGCGGTGCTTTGAAAGATGCTTTTGGTAAATTCATGAAAGCAGATGGATTCCGCAATGTTCAACTTGCTCATTCTAATATTCAAGTAGGAAGTGTCATTCCTTCCTACACAGATTCAAGTGGCCGTGTTTGGAAGTCCGAAGTGGACGACACAGGTATGTTTGTAGTTATCAAACTACGCGGCGACATAGAGAAGGCACGCGAAGTGGCTTCCGAAATCCGCAAAGGGAACTTGCGCTCGTTCTCTATTGGCGGTCAAGCATTTGAGCGCGTTAACAAGAGCGACCAAACTCGCGGTGATTACCGCGAAATCCGTCGTATGGAACTCCATGAGGTCACAATTTGTGAGAAGGGTATTAATCCCGAAGCGCAATTTAGGATTCTCAAGGAGGACACAGGTGATAATATGACTAACACAATGAGCGAATTGCAAAGTGTCCTTGAACGCTTGTCAAAGAAACTTGACGATAAGGATAAGGACAAAGACGAAAAAGACGATAAGAAAGAAGATAAAGAGTCCAAAGATAAAGGCATTGAGGACCTTCTTGACACGAAAGATATTGACGGTGATGATGATAAAAAAGAGCCGTTAATGGAAGCGCGAAAAGACAAGAAGGAAGATGGCGACGACGAGGACATGGAAGACATGAACTATGGTGATGATATGACAAACAAAGCAGATGATATGATAACGAGCGACTATTTGACTTGGTTAGAGTCAACCGTGAAAAGCGCAGGGTTTGACCCAAGAGCGGCTCGCGACCACTTTAACAAAGGCTACGGACCGGGTGAATCCGGCTACGACCACCGCGGACAAGGTTCTCTTGAAGGTGCTGGCGAAGACGACTCCGGTAAGAGGCCACAACCAAACTTTGGCTCCGCTCCAACAGGAAATAAGAATGTAATAAAGGGCGACTACCTAAACGCGCACAATGTTTCACCAAGTGAAATAGAAGCGGCGTATGAAGTGTATAAAGCGGCGGCAATGGAACAACAATTCAAGGCTGACCTAAACAACAACTTCACAGAAAGGTTCCTAAAAGAACAGAAGCAAGAAGCAGATGCAGTAGCAAAGCAAGACTTTGATGCTCGCGCACCTCTTGTTGAACTACAAAAGGCTGTTCTTGCTCTAAACGACAGAATTGACAATGTTTCTTCAACAGCAACAACAATAGCAAAGTCCGCTAACAGCGCGACTGTCACAATTCCCGAAACCGCTGAACTTGCAGACATGACATGGGACGATGTTCACAGACTTGCAAACAAAGCGTTGAACGGAGGTGAATACTGATGGCAAGAAATTATGTAAGAACAGTGCAAGACATGGAGAGGTATTACTACGGCGGTGCTTCTCAAACAGGATATACTTATGGTAGCGGGGACATTCTAAAGGCAGACGCGCCTCTATTGTCCACTACTGCTGGAACATACCAAGCAATATACGGCAGAAAAGTATGGTCGCAATTGAACCAAGAATTCAATGCGTTTTCTATACTACCAAAGAAGCCGTGGGAAAGAAGTGGTTGGAGAATTCTAACTGGTCGTGCTGACTTCACCAAGGGTGGAGGAATCGCGGAGAACGGAACACTACCGGACACTTCTAAGCCGGAGTTCCTACATGTAGCCGCAAAGCCAAAGACCATCGCGCACACTTTTGACCTATCCGAAGTGAGCATGTTCTTGTCCGACAAGGACGATGGTATGGGCGATGTCCGACAAGTTTTGAAAGAAGAAATGGGTAAGCATCACGCTGAACACATTAACAGAATGCTTCTTGAAGATGTTGACACACCAGTTGGAAATGACTTTGAATCTCTTGATAGATTAACTTCCGACCCCGACAAGATGACAACAGGAACAGGCCATGTAAGCGCAACTACTGACCACGACATTTACTCTATTACTCGCGACGGAAGTGCAGATTTCCACAGCGCGGAAGTTGATGTTTCAGCAAGTTCAAGCACTAACAGAAACCTATCTTTAAACCAACTTGACGGATTGTTCCAACAACTATGGACCCGTGGTGGTAATCCAAAGGTTATGCTAACTGGATATGATACTCTAATGAGAGTTCAACAGTTGCTACAATCCCAACAAAGATTCATGGACAGCAAGAGAATCACACCAACCTATAACGGTGTAAAGGGTGTTCCGGGGCTTGAGGCTGGTTTTATTGTGGCTACCTATAATGGTGTCCCAATTATCCCAACCAAAGACATGCCACAAGATGGTGCAGGTTCACTATCTCGTATGTATTACCTTGACACAGATTACCTATGGTTCCAAACTGCTATCCCAACTCAATATTATGAATCCGGTATAGAAACTGGCGACCCATTCGCGATTAACCGTCTTGGACAGGAAGGACTTTACAGAACTATGGGAGAACTATGGTGTTCTTTCTTCGGTGCAAGTGGTAGCATTCGCGATTTACAATGAGGTGATTAAATATGGTAGCAACAACAACAGTAACAGAAAAAGGATTGAGTATCAAAGTAGCAGACAGTGATTTTACATTGGTTGACATACTTGCAGATATAGACTTGAGGCAAGGAACTCCTGTTGATGAAACAACATGGCTTGGTGCAAATTATCCGGGTGATGGAGCATTAGCGGATTCATTCGGACCTCAACAGACAGACCGAGCAAACAATGGTGGACTAAGATTAGTCACATTTACGGCAAACATTGTCCAAGCGGCAACAGTTGAGCCTCTATTGTTTTCAGCGGGTGCTTCAAAGATTCTTGGAATTGTAGGATACGCTTCGGCAACAGCCGCGAAAGATGTGACAATTACAATGACTAACACAGGTAAAGTGGGTGCAGATGCAACAGTCGCGCCTCTTGCCACTGGTGGAAGTTTGCCTTGTCTTATCTTGGATTCCGAATCTGCGAACCAAGTAGTGCAAGTAACAGTCTTATTGCTGGGCGCATGAGGTGATTGCTTCTGCCAACTATAACTTACAAAGGCCCACGACGCGCTGGTGCGAACATGGGTCGTTTAGGTTGGTGGACTTGGGGTAAAGCGGTTGAAGTATCGGCTGATTGGCTTGATAAGAACCGCGCCGCTGTTGACGGGGCAGACTTTGTAATCAAAGGGCATACCTTTGAAGCAGAAACAGTTGACCTTGGAAATGACGGTATCCCCGACATGGGTTGGAAGAAAGGTGATATTATGGCTTGGTGTGATGAGAACGGGGTTGAATACTCCGCGCTCTCCACCAAAGCCAAGTTGCTCGCGTTGATTGACGCGCATCTTAATTCACCCGAAGAGTCTATAACCGAAGGCGGAGAAGCACAAACAACAGGAGATGAATAATTATGGCATTTACAAGTGATAACAGACCACATACATTAGGCGATTTGATAGTGATTACAGGCACCGTTGCAAACGGCGATACAAGCACAGACCTTAGCGACCACATGAGCGAAATTCTATTTGCTCAAGTGTGCGCAATCAAGGGAAGCGCGGGTCCAAATGCAACAACATCAATCAACGGAACCACAGTAGTTCACGCTGACCCCGGTGTTGCCGCAGGTGGAAAACTATTCGCGATTGGTAAGAGATAAGGTGATTCACCTTGTCAAATTCTAAAGTGTTTGAATTTACCCCTAATGAGGCAACTGACCTTACCACAGTAAGTGGTGTGATGGGAGCAATAGGTCAATATGTTGCGGGTAAAACAGTTGAAGGTATTACATCTTACACGATGCAAGGTAATCTCTATGTCATAGTTATCACCTCATGAGGGTGAGCGACATGGACATACAAGAACTTCAACGACTTGAGAAACAGGGCTGGCGCAAAGCCGAAGAGTCAATGGTCAAGACCGATGAGCGCGATAAGTTGAAAGGCGTTGTAAAGCGTCAAAACATGAAAACGCGCAACATACGGGATATTGTTAACATTGGTTCGGGGACGCGATGCCGTTTTTGCGGTATGCTTCACTTCTGTTATCTTGAGCGTTGCGGTGCTTGTAAGAAGCCAATGGACTACAATCTTGCTAAGACAGAAGAGGTGATTTAATGCCAACAGTATTTCAAACAGGAGAGCGCGAAGGAAGACCTTTATTCCCCGATAGACTATACTATACTTCTCCACAGAAGGTTGCGGACATATTACAAATCCCCTTCCCCGACCCTGTTCCTATGTATCAAAACAACTCAAACACGCATGTTTTCATATCAGCGAGGGATTACCGATTAGTCGGTTTTGAAGTGGGGGACACAATTGAACTTACTTCGGACAACGAATTTCCTTTTGAATGTGTAATAGCCAAGATAGAAGCCGCCACTTCCGGTAGCAATAGATTTGTCGCGTTAGAAATGTCGCCGGGGTGTGGTGTGACATTTGATGTAGCAGACAACGCGGAAGTTCAAAGTCTTCAATCATTCACTAATGGTAAGCGTAAGGGTGTTACCAAAAAACAAGTTGAAACTCTTATTATGCGAACACAAGACAAGATAGACAACTTGACAAACAATTCTTGGCGACCCATGTTGCAGACTGCTGAATATCTTAATTTTGATACTTACAAACCATATCGTCGCAGATACTATACAGATTATGTTGGTTCTGTTCCTTTGATGTTCCGCAATGCTCAACAAATACTGCGACTTGAAATATGGCAGGGTGCTGATTATCGTGAGATAGCCGCGGCTGAAATACGATTGAAAGTTAATGACTTCACACAACTAACTGCTAATACAGATAAAGTGTTTTTGTGTCCGGGTGGAGGTGGTGTAGCAACATTGACTGTTGGTGATGGCTCTTCTAAGTTCCGCGCGCAATTTGACAATGTAAGCACAGCACAGCAATTATCCGACCTTATCAACAAAGACTTGCGTAAAGGCAAAGCCGCAACAGAATTTGTCCCATCATTCATATTAGAAGATGCGACAGAAACAGACGGAACAATAACAGCAAATGTGCATCATGAGTTTATGGCATCGGCTAATGCGGATTATGGAGGCGGTCAAGTAAAAATTACTTCTATGCGTCGCGGTGAAGCGGGTGAAAATTCAACTTATGCTTGCACATCTTCCGGTATCATATTCTCCGGCGCGACTGATATTAATACAAAGATAACATCGTTTGATAATGTAGCCGACACGATTACTGTTGAAGACATCACAGGGTTTGTCCCATTCGGTATCATCAATATAGGTAATGGGTTTGCGTATTATACGAGTATTACAGGAAACACACTTAACGGTATTACCAACCTTGGGGGACCAACGCACATACATACAGCAACCAGTAATGGTGCTACTATTACACAAAAGAAATTCAAGATTGATTATGTCGGCACGACCACAGGTGATGAAGCAAGACTCCGCGATTGGTGGGCTGACTATGATTTAGGAGTTGTGTATTTTAACAACTCATACCCCTATTTCTCATGGAACGCAGTCAAGGTATCGTATGTCTATGGTGAGCGATATGTTGAGAAAGCGATTGAAGATATATGCACCAAGTTGGTCGCGATGGACTTGATACTGTCCGACGACCGAAGCGTGCTACTACCCGAAGGAACACAGAATGTTGACTTGGGTAGCAAGTATCAACTATTCAAGGCGCAGGTGGCTGAAACACTACCGCGCTATACAGAAGTAATGACAGTGTTGTGATATTATGAACCC